CTGTATAGGGCCACGATACAGGGGCAGCACGTCCTCCGCTGGCATTGAGGTTAGCTTGGCCTCGATGATGCCTGTACCACTCAGTACGATACTTTCGCTACCGACTACGTAGATGCCCTTCTCAGGATCTGTAACGACCTCGTTCATATTCCCTGTGGCTGTGCCGTCAAGAGAGCAGCACAGAGGCCACTTATCGTGAAAGTAAGGCGTAGGGTGCTCAATCTCCAGCTGGTTGCATCCAAGCCTGTTAGCGGCCTCCATCAGAATGGTTGGCTCTAGCCTATTGCCCCATGCCATCGCCTCGTTGCCGATGTCTGGCGGGGTAATGCCTTTTAGAAAATCAATGGATGAGAGCAGCTCATCATTGGGGGATCTGTACTTGCTCATGCCGCAGACCGCAGGGATCCGGCTAGCTGAGAGCATATCGTTCGGGGTGACTTTACCTACCATTTTTTATACCTCTGTTTCTGTTTTAGATTCTAGGATTGCTGCTAGGCTAATCGCACACCGGGCTACTTCAGCAGCCATATTGCTGGCTGCATCAAAATTGTTGCATTGGGCGGCCTTGTGTACCTCTTGCATCATGCGATTAATCATTAATAAGTACTGTGAGTAATCAGTCATTTTTTAGCCTCCTTCATGGCTGCCATTCTGGGTGAGCTCTTATAGATATACCGTTTCCACTTGTGCGTTACGTCATCTGGATCGCACTCGTAGAAATCAGTAATGCGCCAGCCGTTACTGCGTAGCTTATGGATGTAGTGAGCTAGGCGTGTAATGCCGTACTGCTCAATAACGTCCCAGCTAGTAACGCCTTTGCCTCTGCGGCGCTTGAGTTCGGATTGGATGATTTCGTATTGTGTGCTCATTTGATTTTTGCCTCGTTGTTGGTTGCTGCGTGACGGTATGTTTCCCACTTGGCTTGAAAGCGCAAGTCCTCTGATGGTGGCTCCCAGCCCATGCGCTTGAAGGTATCAAGCACGTTGGTCTTGGCCGCTGGTATATACGGGCGGTGTATATCTAATAATCTCATTGCTGCTCCTTATGTAAGTAATGCAATTACAACGAAAGCTAGCATGGCCACAGTACCGATGACCTTATCTAGCAGGGAATCCTCAGACTTGTACAAGTCCTTGGAAGATTTGTTGTGCTCGTTCATTGATGTCATTTGCCTAGATCCTTTAAAAATTCTTCAACCAAGCGCTCGCGGCGCTCCCGCATATACTTCTTATACAAATTGGTATTGCCTACAAGCAGGCAGACCATACCAATTACGACTAAGAAAAACACAAACAGAGCTGCGGCATACATCAGCATCAGACTCAGGATAAAAAACTCATACATGGGCTACTCTCCTCATTAACTTAGCTACTTGGGCTGGGTGCCAAACTTCATTGCCTTTGGCCGTCTTAATACCGCGAGCGCGTAACCCTTGGGCTACATCTCGCAAGTTGGTGCCTACCTGCTTGACTACATCCTGTAGGCTTGGCGCTACTAAAGTAGCAAAGGCATCAGCCTTGGCCACAATCGCGTCAGAACCAGCCTTAGAGCCCTTCTCTGGGCATGGGCTACCTAAGACAGTACCGCGTGCTTTGGCGGCCTGTAGGGCTGATTTGGTACGTTCTGATATCTTCTTAGCCTCCCACTCAGCAAAGACAGCTGCCATCTGTAGGAATGTGCGGTCAGCCTCGGGCATATCTGCGGCCACGAACTGCACGCCAGACTCCAAGAGGCCTGAGATAAAGTGAACATTACGGGCTAGGCGGTCTAGCTTGGCGATGACTAGGGTAGCCTTTTGCTTTTTAGCAAGAGCCAAAGCAGCTGCGAGCTGCACGCGATCCGATTTGCGGCCAGACTCGACCTCGGTGAACTCAGCAATAATCTCTTTACCTGCTAAAAATGTTTGCACAGCTGCGCGCTGCGCCTCAAGGCCAAGGCCTGACTGGCCCTGGCGCTGTGTAGATACGCGGTAGTAGGTGACGTAGCTCATACAGTCACCTCATCACGTGTGTTAGTGAACTCAAAGAAGTAGTACTTAACCTGATTGATGATTTGGTTTGCTTGCTCTGTGCAGCCCATTGCAATCAACTCTTGGGCATCTGAAAGCAGGCCAGCTACATACATATTGATGTTGTACTGGGATTTGAAATGACGCTCTAGCGCCTCTGCTGAACAACCTAACATTTTAATATCTGTACTCATGGTGTTAACTCCTCTATCTGGGTGGTTAAAAGCGATATCGCTTAGATGTGACTTTACCACAGCTGCAATACCCGTCAAGAACTATATGTAGTCAAAACAACACTTTTTACTAAGTAATTACCCTTAGATTAGGCTACGGGTAGTTTTCCTGTATGCTCACAGATATCGGGTAGCTTGACACTATTCAGCTCAGTCATATCTCGTCATGCGCGACTAAAAAGACCTGCTACCCGACCAACTAAAAGGATCAATATGTCAGAACTAAAGCCATTCCTGGTGCGTCTGCGGCCAGATGTGCGTGAGCTGCTAGTGCAGGCAGCACAAGAGCGCAAGAAACCCATAGCCAGCGTTATCAATGATGAGCTGCGCGTTGCCCTTGGTAAGACAGGCAACCTTAACCAGCGCCTTACGCAGCTGATCGGATGATTATTCTTACGCTGCCCTTCCCGCCATCGGTCAATACGTACTACAGACGCGGAGCCCATGCGACCTACATGAGCAAGCAGGGGCGCGAATACAAATGTAAGGTAGCGGATTACATCGCGGAGTCAGGCACTCCCAAGCTGGGACTAGCTCGGCTGTCTCTGGAGATCGTGCTGTGGCCCAAAGATAAGCGCAAGTACGATATCGATAACCGCATCAAAGCATTGCTTGACTCGCTCCAGGATGCTGGGGTATTTGAGGACGATGAGCAGATCGACCAGATTAATGTTTATAGGGGCTCTGGCACCGTATCAGGCGGCCAGGCAAGAGTAATGATTGAGGTTATTGAATGAGATATTTAAGCGTATGTAGCGGAGTTGAGGCAGCCACCGTAGCTTGGCACCATATGGGCTGGCAGGCTGCTGGCTTTTCAGAGATAGAGAAGTTCCCATCAGAGGTGTTAGCGCACCATTACCCAACCGTCACCAACTTCGGTGACATGACAAAATACAAAGAATGGAATTTAAATGACCCAATCGGACTTTTGGTCGGAGGCACTCCCTGCCAATCATTCAGCGTTGCAGGCTTACGCAAAGGGCTTGACGACCCAAGAGGTAACCTCGCTCTCACCTATCTTGGAATACTTGACCACTTTAGACCCAAGTGGTGCGTATGGGAAAACGTGCCAGGCGTCCTCAGTAGCGGTGGTGGACGGGACTTTGGTGCCTTCCTCGGGGCGCTGGGCGAACTCGGGTATGGGTTCGCATATCGGGTGCTTGACGCTCAAAACTTCGGAGTCGCACAAAGACGCAGAAGGGTGTTTGTTGTCGGATGTCTTGGAGACTGGAGAGCTGCCGCAGAAGTATTATTTGAGTCCGACTGCTTGCGCGGGGATATTAAGAAGAGCAGAAAAGAGGGGCAAGACCCTGCCGCATTTACTACAAGCAGCTTTGGAAACTACGGCGAGGGAGTTGGAACAATCAGAGCAACAGGAGGCGACTTAGGCGGTGGCTCTGAAACATTGTATGTGCCTGATACGGCCAGATGCCTTACTCGAGGCGTGGCACAAAAAAACGATTATGAGACCGATACTTTCGTTACCAAAGTCTACGAAAACCACGCTCAAGACAGTAGAGTTAAAGAGGTGGATGTAAGCCCTACAGTAGCCGCAAAATGGGGTACTGGCGGCGGTAACGTGCCTATTGCTATACAAGGCAACCTGATTGGGCGGGATAAGGGTGGGCCACAGGGTGTTGGCGTATCTGAAGGTGAAACTATGTACACATTGACTAAGGCTGACGTTCATGGGGTTGCTTTTGGTTGGCAAAATAGCGCATCTCAGAGTATGTCTGTAGATACAATTACACCTACATTGGATAAGAGCAAGACTCCTGCGGTTGCTTACTCTTTTGATAGTCTGGCCAGCAATTCAATGAAGTCAAGCAATCCAATTAGTGGATGCAGGCAGGTTGAGCTATCCAAAACGATTGACACAACCTACCCATGCCCAAGTAAAAACCAAGGCGGCATAGGAATAATGCAACCTATTTCGTTTGATTCTTACAATCAATCTGTAAGTAATCTCACACATACTTTAAGAGTTGGAAGGGGAGCAGACGAATTACCTATGACCATAAGTCAAATGGCAGTCCGCAGGCTTACTCCAGTTGAATGTGAACGATTGCAGGGTTTCCCTGACAACTACACCAATATCAAGGATAAATGCCCTGATGGGCCGCGTTACAAGGCTATGGGCAACTCAATGGCGGTGCCAGTCATGCGCTGGATCGGTGAGCGTATTAACAAGGTAAACAGTCTTTTATGAGCCATGAGAATGATGTGTATACCAAGGCAGTACTGGCTGACAGCTCGATTACGGGTAGGCGCTGGTGCTCTAACTGTCAATACGGCAAAGACTACAGGAATGGCTCATGGATCGTAAGCGCAAACAAAAGACAAAAGAGGTGGGTCTGCAAGGATTGCTGGGAGCGGAAACAAGCCAGGGAGGCGGCCAAGTAGATGTACGACTCCAATGTCTCGCTTGTAATCAAGTTCACAGCACATCCAGGCTACTTCATCTGCCGGATGGGAGGACAGTCGGAAACTATTCGGAAGAGTACCGCTTGTATGCTGAGGCTGCCGGAGTACTCAAGAGATTTAGAACTCGAAAGACCAGACAGCTGCACCT